TCAAAATCTATATTATTTATATTTGAGTTTTCTGTAACAGAACTTTCATTAATTTCTATATTACTAATTTCATTTTTTATTAAATCATTTGTATTAATTTCTTTATCATATAAATCATCTAATATTTTCATTATTTGTATTTGAAGTATTGATATTCTCATAACTTTCAATTATATTATTTGATAGTAAACCTTGAGTATTATAAAACATATAATAAATAATATAAAAAAAATTTATATTATTTACTAAAAATTGAAAAATATAAAAATTTAATCTTATTTTAATTATTTTTAAAAAAATGAATTTTCAAAGTCCTCCTGTAGAATCATATTTAAATAAATTTAATACTCCATCACCTAAAAAAAATATACAAATTCCTAATGCACCTGGTAGGATAAGAAGACTTCAAATTAAAGAAAAAAATTTAGAAGAAAATGATTTTATATTAGATATCGATAATTTTAATATTAGGATAGAAAATTATACTTTAAAAATTTATATAAATTTAATTTTTTTTAATAAAGAATTAAATATTATATACAATACTAAAAATATAAATATTGATGATATTGATAAACTAAATGATATAATAATTATAGAATATACAGAAAATAATTATTTTTTATTAAATTATTATGATAATAATAATAATTGTAAATATTATCAACTAAAATTTATTGATATTAATGATACTAGTAAATTAAAACTAATTTATAAAAAATTAACTTAATTCATATTATTAAAATTATTAAATATTTCTTCTTCTATTGTATCTTTAATTATTAACTTAATAACATTAACTTGATTTTCTTGACCTAGTCTTACTGCTCTTCCAATAGCTTGATCTTCCATTGCTTTAACATCACCATAAGTTCCCTGATGTGATTCCATAAAAATAATATGATTTGCTTCAGTTAAATTTGTACCAGATGCTGCATGTTCAGTTGAAAGCATAATAACTTTTGTATTTTTTTTTTTATTTTTAGAATCTTTTCTAAAAGTAGAAATCGCCATATTTCTTTGATGTACATTACCTTTACAAAAGACATTATTAATATTATTATTTTTTAATATATTTCCGATCATACAAAGTAATCTATCATATTCTGAAAAGATAATAATTTTATTATCTGGATTTAATAATATTTGATTACATAATTTAATTAATTTAGCTAATTTAGTTCCATATCTAAAAACTAACTCATCAACTACATCTTGATTAACTTCTTTATCTAATTTAAATATTTTTGATTTATCTATTAAATTTCTACAAATAGGACATTCTTTTTTATTAAAATCTAACACTTGATTAATACACTCATAACAAAAATGATGACCACAATCAGTGATAATAGGATCTTCAAACTCACAATGACATATTGGACAAGTTTCATCACAAGTTTTTATATTGTCCTCAAATGAATTAATTAAATAATTACAAGAAATAATTATATTTTTTAATCTTTGCTTTATTGCATTATAACTAGGAATTGATTGAACTAAATTATTTAACGATGCTTGAGTTTTTTTAATTTTATTTTTATTATAAGTAATAAGTTTTTCTTTTACTTCATCAAAATTTAAAATATTATTATTATCATTAAAAAATTGATCATTAATTTGAATATTACAACATAACATTCTTAAATATGATTCATTTCTAGTATTACTTAATGATGAATATAATTTTTTTTCAAAATCAGAAAATTCTAATATAATATTTTGTATGTTTGCTTTAGGTATAGTAATTTGATCTTTAACTGATTTTTTTGTATTTCTTATATAAACTTGATTTTTAATTGTATTCATTATATTATTTTCAGAAACACCTTTATTTAAACATTGATCTATATTACAATAATATTTATCATCTATTTTTACATTAAAGTCTAAAAAGTTTAATACATTTGATAAAGTATACATATCATAAAATGGAGTTCCAGAAACATACCATTTATTATCTGATTTTAAATTTTTCAAAAAATATTGTAAGAAATTATTTTCTAAATAACGAGATCTAAATAATTCATGTGCCTCATCTATAATAATTCTATACCAATGAATCTTCTCAAAAATAACATTATTATTAAAAATATTTTCTTCATTAAAAACAAATGAATTTTCTAAATTATCTAATCTTTTTTTACATGCACCTTTAGATTCTAAATTTCTTAAAGTCCATTTATATGGACTATTATAATTAATATTTAAATAATATGAAGGATTGTGTAAAAAGTGAAATGAAACAATAATAATATCCATTTCTAATATTTCTTTAATTGTATACTTTTTATGATTTGTTTGAGTTACTATTAAAATATGTTTAATATCCTTATTTGCTTTTTTTATTTCTTCACTCCATTGTTTTGTTAATTGACTTGGACAAAATATTATTGTAGCTTTACTCATTAATTTATTATTTCTCATCTCATAATTGAGATGATTTTCCTTTTTATTTGGTTTATAAATATAAGGTTTATCTAATATTAATGCAATTGATGATAATGTTTTTCCTAAACCCATTTCATCAGCTAAAATACCTCCACTAATCTTAAAATTAAATCCAACATTAGTTATTTTTTTTTTTAAAATATCAAAACTAATATTTTTAAATCTATCTTCTCTAAATATATTATAAAAGGATAAATGACTAATAATTTTATTTGATTCTTTATTATTTTCTATATTTTTCATTAAATTCAATGTTTTTAATTGATAATTAAATAATTTAATTTTTAAATTTTTTGGTTGTATTGAACAATCTATATTATCTGGGAATGATTGTAATTTCCAATCATTTTTTTTTAAATATTCATCTTTTTGGATAAATAAATAACAATAAAAATCTGTTTCATAATTTGTTAAATTATTATTTATTAATTTTTCATAAATTTTATTAATATTTGAAAATATTTTTATTAATAAATCAAACTTATGAATTGAATTTTTATAAATTTTTAAGGAATAATTATATGTATCTTTCGGACTATTTTCTATATAATTTAAAAAATTAGATAACCTATTTTTATTTATTTTAGAAATAAAAGTTTCATCAAAATAAACATCATAAGAATAATTAAATTCATTACTAATTTTACATTCTTTATTATTATAATTTTCTAATATTTCATAGATATTACTATCTAATTTTATGTATGTTTGAAATATTTTTTCCATAATATTATAAATAACATATATTTAAATAAAAAAATTATATTTCAATTTATTTATATATTTGATTCAAAAATTTAATACTATTATTATACAAACATTCACTAAATTTAAAACTATTATACATAAAATAACCTTTTTTTACAATATTTATACTATCTGGAATTATTACATTTAATTTATTTAAATTTAAACAATAACTATTTATTACATCTAATCCATTATCTTTACTAGTATTATCGTCCATAAATTTTATTTTTACTTTATCATTGATATCATACCTATATTCTAATATTTTCGAACTACAATAAACAATATATCTTAATAAATATACTTCATCTACACAATCTAATAAATTATTAAACTCATTTGTAATTATTAAATCATCATCCTCTATATAATATTCACTAATATTTAATTTAGATTTTATTGATAAATTAATAATTGTTTCTAACACATTTTTTCTTTTTTCATAATTATTTTTCTCTAACTTTATATTTAATTTAATACTCATTTTAGGATTTAATTTATTTTTTAATGCTTCAATTAATTTAATTAAATTTAATCTTCCATCATTATTAATCTGATTTCCTGTAATATCATAAATATCACAATAAACTAATAACGATCCATTTTCCTTAAACGGATTGATTGATATATACCTAGGCTTCAAAATAATTTCTTTATCTTCATAAAAAGTATTAAATATTGGAATCTTAATATTATCATTATCTGTTCTATATAACCTATTCCTTTCGTAATATTCATTATTTATTTCCCATATATAAGTTAACTTTACTAATTTTAATTCATTCTTTGCTTCTTCCATATATATCATATAAAAATAATTTTTTGATTTTAAACTTAAATATAAAATTTTTTAATTTTATTAAAATTAATATAGCTATCAAATAATTTCGATAAATTATTTATTGTTTTCATTTTATCTTTATTATTACCTAAATCAAAATTAATTTCAGTAATATCCATATTACACACATTTTTTTTAGATAAATTATCTAAAATAAGTTTTGTATTCATATTTAGTCCATATTTAGATTTTGTTCCAGTACAATTTATAATTTTAGGATCCATACAATCTACATCAAATGATAAATGTATTGGTTTATTACCAACAAAATTATTAATTATTTTAATACTTTCATGTAAATTATTATTTATTTGTTTTATTGACAAGTATTTAATATCATATTTTCTAATAATTTTTTTTTCATAATTATCAATATCTCTAATACCAATATACATTAAATTATTAAAATTTAATTTATTTTTTATAAAATCAAAATCATTTTTTCCTAATCCTGTTAAATAACCTAATGGCATACCATGATAACTTTTTGTTAAAGATGATTCGTATGTATTAATATCTGCATGAGCATCAAACCATAATACTTTTAAATTATCTTTATGTAAATTAAGAGAACTAGCAACCGTTGCAATTGACATTGAATGATCACCACCAATATTAATTTTAGGTGATATAATTTTATTATTCATTAAATAAAGATTATGTAAATTATTTTTAAAATTATAATCTTTATTAGTTAATGAATTATTACAATTTACATCAATATATCTATTACTTAATAATTTTTTAAAATAAATTGGAGTATGTTGAACACCGTTTTTTAATTGTCCAAGTTTATGAGGAAAATATATTATCATTATAATAATAACAATTTTTTTTTTAAATAAGAAATTAAATTTGAAAAACTAATTTTAAAGAAATAATAATATTTTTATATATAATATGGATTTAATTGATAAGTTTTTAAAAAATCCTTATGATTTTATATCAAATGTTAAAAAAACTGACTTAGTTAAGATAATTAAATTAGCAAATAATCAGTATTATAATGATGGAAATCCTTTATTAACAGATCATCAGTATGATTTATTAATTGATAAGTTAAAAAAACTTGATCCTAAAAATAAATTATTATCACAAATAGGCACAAAAGTTCATTCAAAAAATAAAGTAAAATTACCATATCATATGGGTAGTATGGATAAAATTAAACCTGATGGAGTTTCAATTTCCAAATGGATGAAAACTTATGATAACTCTTATGTAATTAGTGATAAGTTAGATGGTACTTCAGCTTTACTAGTTTATAAAAATAAAACTAAAAAATTATATACAAGAGGTGATGGTAAACAAGGTACTGATATTAGTTCAATGTTATCTTTTATAAATTTTATTCCTGATATAAAAAATGATATTGTAGTAAGAGGAGAATTATTAATTTCAAAAAGTAATTTTAAGAAGCAAGGAAAAAGTTATGTAAATTCAAGAGCAATGGTAAATGGATTAGTTAATAAAAAACAGATTAATTCAGATGAGATTAAATTAATAGATTTTATAGCGTACGAGTTAGTAGATCCTTATTATAATGTGGAGAAGCAGATGTCAATATTAAAGAAGGAGAAGTTTAATGTGGTAAATCACATTTGTTTGATTGATATAAGTGATGATTATTTGAGTGAGTATTTGAAGAAAAGAAAAAATAAGGGTGAATATGATATAGATGGACTAATTATTACAGATAATGGTAAACATAAAAGAAATACTTCAGGTAATCCAAAATATTCATTTGCATTTAAAAATTTATTAGAAGATCAAATAGTAGAAACTGAAGTTATTGATGTTGAATGGAATATTTCAAAAGACGGATTAATTAAACCTAGAGTTAATGTGAAATTAGTTGTTATTGATGGAGTATCAGTAAACTATGTTACTGGACATAATGCAAAAAATATTAATGATAATGGTATTGGCAAAGGAGCAAAAATTAAATTAACACGAGCAGGTGAAGTAATTCCTTATATTTTAGAAGTAATTAAAAAAGTTAAACCGTCGGAGCCTAAGGTTAAGTTTAAATGGAATTCAACAAAAGTTGATTATGTAATTGATGAGAAAAATAATAAAGAAGTGAATAAAAAATTATTAATAAAGAATATGACATATTTCGTTAAGAAGATGTCTATAGCTAATTTAGATGAGAGTTTAGTAAGTAGATTAATAGATAATGGAATTGATAGTATAAGTAAGTTAATAAAAATTAGTGTGAGTGATTTATTAAAATTAGATGGGTTTAAGGATAAGTTAGCGAATAAGATTTATGAAAATATTAATAATGGTATTGTCAATGTTGATTTGAGTGTTGTTATGACAGCCAGTAATATATTTGGTCAAGGTTTAGGTGATAAAAAATTAAAGATGTTAGTATCAAATATACCAAATATAATGGATTTAAAGTTTACAAAATCTAGTTTAAAGGATAAGATAAAGAGTATAGATGGATTTGAGGAAAAAACAGCATTACAATTTGTAGAGAATTTTGACAAGTTTAAGCAATTTATGAAATCAAATCCCAAGATTAAATTAAAGAAGATAAGTAAGAGTAAAAAAGGAGGTAAATTTAGTAATATGAGTTTTGTGTTTACTGGTTTTAGGGATAAAGGTTTAGAAGAGTTAATTCAAAATGAAGGAGGAGATATAAAATCGGTAGTTTCTTCGAATACTAGTTTTGTGATAACTAATGATAAGGACAGTAGTTCGTCTAAAATTACAAAAGCTAAAGATTTGAATATTAAAATATTAAATTTGGAAGAGTTTAAAAAGAAATTTTCTTTATAAAAAAAATTATTTAAACATTAGGAATAATAAATATTATATGGTTAATAATTGTATTGGAATAGATTTAGGAACAACATTTAGTTGTTTAGGAGTTTGGCAAAATAATAAAGTAGAGATTATAGCAAATGATCAGGGTAATAGAACTACACCTTCGTATGTTGCGTTTACTGAAAATGAAAGAATAGTAGGAAATGGTGCTAAGAATCAATGTGCTCAGAATCCGAATAACACAATATTTGATGCGAAGAGATTTATTGGTCGTAAATTTAGTGATCCAGTATTACAGAATGATATTAAACATTTTCCATTTAAGGTAATTGCGGATAAGGAAGACAAACCTTTAATTCAGGTAAAGTATAAAAACGAGAAGAGGACGTTTCAGCCGGAGGAAATTTCAGCAATGATTTTAGGAAAGATGAAAGAGATAGCTGAATCTTATTTAGGAGAGGATGTGAAGGATGCGGTAGTAACAGTACCAGCATATTTTAATGATTCTCAAAGACAGGCTACGAAGGATGCTGGTGTAATTGCTGGATTAAATATATTAAGAATTATTAATGAGCCAACAGCAGCAGCAATTGCGTATGGGTTAGATAATTCAAAGGAAGAGAGAAACATTTTAATTTATGATTTAGGTGGTGGTACATTTGATGTATCCTTATTAAATATAGAGGATGGTGTTTTTGAGGTAAAGGCAACAGCAGGTGACACTCATTTAGGGGGTGAAGATTTTGATAGAAGATTAATGGATTATTTTATTAGTGATTTTAAAAAGAAGTATAAGAAAGATATAAGTGGAAATAAAAAAAGTTTAAGAAAATTACAAACATCATGTGAAAATGCTAAAAAAACTTTATCATCAAACACAATAGCGAATTTAGAAATTGATTCATTTTATGATGGAATTGATTATAATACATCAATTAGTAGAGCTAAGTTTGAGTCATTATGTAGTGATTTATTTAGAAAAACATTTGAGCCGGTAGAGAAGGTATTAAGTGATAGTAAAATTAGTAAAAGTGAGATAGATGAGATAGTATTAGTAGGTGGTTCAACGAGAATTCCTAAAATCCAGGAGCAGTTAGTGAATTTTTTTAATGGTAAAAAGTTAAATAAGAGTATTAATCCGGATGAGGCGGTGGCGTATGGAGCTGCGGTACAAGGAGCCATTTTATCAGGAGTTAAGGATGATAAAGTATCAGATATTTTGTTATTAGATGTGTTACCATTATCATTAGGAGTCGAAACAGCTGGTGGTGTGATGACAAATATTATTGAAAGAAATAGTACAATTCCTTCAAAAAAATCTCAAGTTTTCAGTACATATTCTGATAATCAACCAGGTTGTACAGTTCAGGTTTATGAGGGAGAAAGAAAATTTACTAGAGATAATAATAAGTTAGGAGAATTTAATTTAAATGGTATACCACCTATGCCTAGAGGACAGCCACAAATTGAAATTACATATGATGTAGATGCAAATGGAATATTAAATGTATCAGCTGTAGAAAAATCATCAGGTAAATCAGAAAAAATAACTGTTTCTAATGATAAAGGTAGATTAAGTAAGGATGATATAGAGAGAATGGTAAAGGAAGCTGAAAAATTTAAGGAGGAGGATAAGAAGGAAGGAGAAAGAATTGATTCAAAAAATAATTTAGAAAGTTATGTTTATCAAGTTAAGTCAAGTATTGAGGATGATAAGTTAAAGGATAAAATTGGGGAAGATAATCTTAAAAATATTAGAGAGAGTGTAGATGATATAATTAAATGGTTTGATGAGGATAATAATTATAAGAAGGAGGATTATGATAATAAAATGAAGGAGTTACAAAATTTATTTAATCCTGTAATGGGTCAAATGTATAATCAGGATGATAAAGGAGGAATTGAATCTGAAAATATGCCAGATATTCAGGAGGTAGATTAGTTTATAATATAAATTTTTTTTTATTTATAATTTTATGATGGATGAAAAAATTAAAGATAAGATATTTTATTATTTAAATAATATGAAGAATTTAAAAGGAAATACGAATAGATTATTAAATACATATAATTTATATAATTTTTTAGTATTAAAATATGATGAAATTAAATATGATAGTTTTAGGAAATCATGTTATAATAAAATTTTTATATTAATAGAGAATATAAATAATATAAATATAAATTATTTTTATAAAAAGAAAGTAATAAGTAAGTTATCAGAGTTTAGATTATTATATGAAAATAGTAATTAATCAAAAATTACATTATTTGAATACTTTTTAATAATGTCATTAATAATATTATTCTCTCTATTTTTATCAAAAAATTGTAATACATATAATCTTGATTTATAAGCAATATCTTCACACATATCTAAATTTTCTAAACACCAGTCCATTTGTTGATTTAGATCACTAAAGTCATTTTTTACAGGAATATAATGTTCATATTCAATCAAATTACTTTCTAATTTCCAAGTTTCAACAGTACATTTAGGCATAATAGGGACTGAATTAGATAACATTATCCAAGATAAGTTTGTAGCAAAGTCATTTCCTTCAACACTAATAATAAATTTATATTTTAATTGTTCTTTAATTGATAATTTATTTTTTACTGAATGATTATTTTTAGTTTTATAATTTGAATAAGATAAACCTATATCAAATAATTTATGATCAGAGAATTTATTAACCAAATCGTATCTACTAGCTTTATTTTCATTATTACAATTAAAATTACCACTATTAGCTCCTCTCCAAACACAATTATTTAATTTTTTATTAAAGAGGATATCATCTTTAAGTATATAATCATAAAAGGAAGGAATATATAAATCTTCTAAAGGTAAGATGATGCTTTTTTTATAAGAGATTAAGTTTCTAGATTTAACAAAAGTTGGTATATTTAGTGAGTGTGATAAGTCATAATGATTTATTAAAAATTTAAAATTAAAGTTATTAGAAAAGTTATTAAAATTATTATAATGTTGAAATTTCCATTCATTTTTTTTTATATTTTTTAGTTCTTTAAAAAAACTAATTTTATCAAAGAAATTATCATTTTTAAAAGTATTTTTTTTATTAATTCCTATTGTATATCTATTTATTCTATCTAAGTTATTTATATAATATTTTAACTTAATATTATATATATACATTATCGCATCTTTCATATATACTATATTTTTAATACATTCCTTGTAATTTTCGTTTCTATAATAAACAATATTTTTATATAAAATAAATATATTGATATTTTCTTTTTTACATACTTTAATACACTCATCTAAATTTATAAATATATCAGTTTTATAATTTTTAAATCTAAAACAATCTAAATTATCTAACTTAATTAACATTTATAGTGCTAAAGATAATTATTATTATATACTCAAAATTCTTTAAATATAATTATTTTTTTAATAATTAAAAACAAAATTAGTATAATAAATAATGTATTTTTGTTATTTATGGTATACATTAATTGGATATTTATTATATTTATATATAATAAATTATGAAAAATTAGAATTAAATATTATTTACGATTTTTATTTTAAATATTTTTGGAATTTACCATTTTATTTTTTAAGTGAATTATTATATTGGATATTAATTTATATTGATAATAAAAAAAATAATCCATTATTAACAAATGATCAAAAAGATAATAGTAAAAAAAATGTAAATGTTGTGATAGCAGCACATAATGCTGAAGAAACTTTAAAAAATAACTTATCAAATATAACATATATATTTCCAGATTATAAAGTATGGATAGCGGATAATGATAATTTGGAGAATGATAATGAAAGTTTAAGTAATTTTTGTATGGATAGTAAGGTAAATTATATACATTATAGTATTGCGAATAAGACAAATGCAATATTTGAGACAGTAAAAAAAATTAAAGCTAAGGATCCTTCAATAAAGTATATTGTATTATTAGATGATGATACAATTTTATGTGATAATTTTTATATTAGAGAAGATTTATTAAGTCAATCTGCTGTTGCTGGTTATTGTTGTTGTATAGGTATTAATAAAGATAAAGAAAAATTTAATATTTTTGAACATTGGGTAGATTTTGAATACAGAACATTATCCTTTAGAAATAGAGCAAAGAATATATTTACACAAAGATTTTTAAATGGTATTGTATGTGTATATAAGATAGATGCATTATTAGACATATTTAAGTGGAATTATTGTTTACCGGGTGGTTTACCATTTGGAGAGGATGCGTATGCAGGTTTACAAGCAAGGATGATTGGTTATAAGTTTAAACAAGATAATTTGAATTATGTGTTATCATATTGTCCAAGAAAATTATTTAATTTTACAATACAGAGGTCACAGGGATATGGTGCATCATCGTTATTTAAGCAAAGAGCAATGAGGTGGTATTTATCATGGTCAAGACGAATGTTAAATGAGGTTGGTTTATTTTTAAGTTATGATACTGGTAGTTGGATTGGAAATATTTTATATAGAGTAGACAGTATATGGTATGTGTATTTATTATTAGTAAGTATACATTGGTTAAATATAGTATTTAGGACATTTTATATGAGAAATACGATTAATTTATTTTTAATATTACACGGATTATTGATAGTAATAACAGTATCACTTGGTTATGTAAGAAATTATGTTATAATGAATAAAATAGAAAGTAAGGATGTAAGATGGTTCGTACCATTAACATACCCTGTATTTTTAGTAACAACATTATATTTATATTGTACAGGTTTTATAATATCAATATTTTATTTTATCCCATTTTATAGAATTAATTATAATAAAATCTTTAAAAATATATAATGAAGTTTTTTTTTTATTATAAAATGAAAAAAATTAGTAATATTAATAAATTAAATTTAAATTATAAATATTCAGAATCTTTTATCAAAATTCAGTATTTTGATTCAAAAAATAATACAATAGTTATTAATGATGATGAACAGAAAAATACTAATTTTATTTTCGGAAAATTAGTAATATTTAATTGTACATTAAATGAAATTTTAGAAAAATTAAACAAAATAGATAATATTTATTTAAAAAAATCAAAATATTGTGTTAAAAAAATAGATGTTAGATTATTTAATAATTCCATTATTAATGATGTTTATATTATGATCTAATTATCATAAAAATATATTTAATTTTATCTTTTCTAATATGTGGATATAAAAAATATCCATTAACTTGGGTTTCTTTTATAAAATTATTAATATCATAATTTTTTGGTAATTTTAATATAAATAATTTAGTTTTACTTTTAAACATATTATAGATTTGACTTAATTCTTTATCATCTAAATATAGTTTTAGCAAATTATTTTTATGATAATCTTCTCCTCCCCAAGGCGCATCTATATAAATTATATCTTGTTTTAAATTTTTAATTATCTCTACTGAACTACCATTATATGTTTTTACATTTTTTAAACCATAAATATTTATATTATTGTTTAACGAACTAAATAACTTTTTACTTAATTCAATTGAATTTACTTTTTTAAAAAATAATCCTAATGCAATTGAATCTACACCTACATTCGCTGTCATATCAGTAATTGTAATATCACTCTTCTTCATATGTAATTTTATCAAATCTATTAATAACTTAGATCCATACTTATCTGAACTTATACCTAATGAACCCTCATTTAACTCTAACTTTGAAAAATTAATCTTTTTTTTATTAAAAAAATAAAATTTATTAAGAAAAATAGCACGTAAATCATCATATAATTTAATTACAAATGAATATTTGAATGCTACTTCATCTAAATATTTATATCTATCAAAATTTCCAAAATGACCTGAATCATTATCAATTTTTATTAAAATTAAATTATCTTTACTTTTATTATGTTCTTTTAATTTTATTCCAAATTTTAATGGCTCCCAATATGGTACACGTGGATCATTTAAACCACCAGTTATTAAATAATTAGGATAATTATTACTCTTTATATTATAATAAGGACAATACTTTCTAATATATTTAAAATATTCCTCATCATTTGGATCACCCCATTGATCATACTCCTGGATAGTTAATGGTAATGATTTATCGTTTAATGTATTTAATACATCAACAAATGGTACTCCTGCAATAACTCCTCTAAATAAATCAGGTCTCATAACTGAACTTGCACCTACTAATAATCCACCAGCTGATCTACCTTCAATAGTAATACCATTTTTATAGGTATAATTTTCTTTAATTAAAAATTCAGCACATTTAATAAAATCATTAAATGAGTTCATTTTATTTAACAGTTTACCATCATCATACCAAGATTTACCTAAAAAACTACCTCCTCTAACATGAGCAATTGCATAAACAAAACCTTTATTTAATAAGGGTAAAATCTTGAAATCAAATTCTTGTTCGATTGTAAGACCATAGGCACCATACCCATATAAATATAAAGGATTCTTACCTTTTTTAAATAAATTTTTTTTATATATTATAGATATAGGTACTTCCACTTCATAATTTTTTACATAGATTGTATTAAAATAATAATCATCTTTATTATAATTATTTATTTGTTTTTGATAAACTAATTTAATTTTATTATTTGTTAAATTAAATTTGAATAAAGAAAATGGAGTATTTAAAGAATTATGTTCTAATAAAATATGGTCAGAATCATAAGAGCCAATTTCATAAACAAAAACATTTTTTTTATCAATTACTTTATCTATAGTTTCATTTTTAATTCTTACATAATTAATTCCTTTTACTTTAAATTCAATTAATAAATAATTTTTCAATTCAATTAAATTTGTAATATTAACGTTTTTATCATATTTAATATAATCTTTCCAATTTGTAATATCATTCTCATTACAATACATTATTTTAAAATTAACACTTTCATCTTTATTAGTAACTATATAAAAGCTATTTTTATTGTATACTATACTATATAAATGATTTTCTTTTCTTTTTAAAAATAATTTCATTTCATTAGTTATCAAATTAACATAATAAATTTCATTATTATTAAAACTATGTATATTTAAAAATAAATATTTATTATCATTAGATATATCAATTGATAATTCGTACTTTTCATTAGGTTCCTCATAAAGTTTTTTATTTGTTTTTGTATTTAAATCATATTTATATAACTCGAATAATCTATTTTTACTATTTGATTTCAAATAATAAATTGTATTATTTATTAATATATATACTGAATACTGAATTTTAGGAATATTGTGTTTAATTTCTTTTTTTGAATCAATATTAATAATTTTTAATTCAAATAACTCGTCTCCTTTTAAATCTAGACCATAACACATCAATTTGTGATCTTTTGATATTGTGAAATTAGATAGATTAAAAAATGGTTTATCTTTTGATAATAAATTTTCATCTAATAAAATTTCTTCATTAATATTTTTTCTACAATATATTGGAAAACTCTTACCTTTTTCATATTTTATGTAATATAAATATTTAGAATCCCATCCATTTAATTTATTTGGTATAGGATATGTAGAATAAGTTTCTACTAAATAATTTTTTAACTCATAATAAATATTATTTTGAATTGAGGTCATATCTGACATTTTATCTTTAGTTAAAGTATTTTCAGATTTAATTAAATCTAATACTTCTTTTGTTTTATTTTTAAAATGATGATATTCATCTAGTAATTTATACTTACCATTGTTGAATTTTTGATAATTAGATTTTTTATATTTATTATACATTATATATTATAATAAAAAAAATTGAAAAAATTAATGTCTTTTTCTATTATTAATAATTTTAACCCAAAAATTTAAACAAAACAAAATAATAAAACAACAAACCGTAAGAATTACGAGAATAATAGTATAGAACGGACGTAGTGTAACCCGGATTCTGTACAAATCAATCAAATTTAAGACTAGCAATATATAATAAATTATTAGCTTTTTTTTGTAGAATGGAACAATTTAACTCAAATATTACTATGAACGATCAATTTAGAGAATCCTTCAAGAAATTTGCCAAAATCAATATCTATAGTTTATCGTCAAAAAATTTGGATGAAATTTTTGATGAATTTAAAGAAACTCAAGATTACCATATACGTGCAAGTAACATGTACAAAAAGGAATTGGTTAGTGATATTTATAATGAATTAAGAAATGAAATTAACACTCTAAAAGTTGGAGATGTAGTTTTTAATATTAATGATCCTGATGAAATTTGGGGTACAATTACTAGTCTTGATAAAAAAGTCGGATTTTTAACCACAGGAAGAATTGTTAAATTGCATATGCAAAATATTAATTGGAGAAAACTCTATATTGATCTAGATATTGAGAAAGTTCCAAATGTTTTAGATATGATTATAGGAAGACATGTAAGAAATATGGAAACCCAAAAATTTATGGGATGTATTGAAAAAAAAGTAGATAATGATGGTGAATTAATCTATATCTTAAATACAGGTCTAACTATTAAAAAAGAAGATCGAAATAAAAAATGGTATTTACAAGAAGAAAATAAATCTATTGTGACATACAATACTTGGGGAGGCTGGACAGTT